AAGTTAAAGAAGTTAATGCCAAAAAGGTTAATTAAAGTATGAACCCGTTTGAGTATCTTAACTCAATCAATATGACTAAAAAGGATCTAATGGTCGACGACATAGCTGAAAAAGGTTATGCTCCGTTTATGATCAATAGATCCTTGTCATACTTTAATGATACTGTTCTCATGGCAAATGAGATGAATATGCACCACCACCTGGATAATAAGTTACAATACTCGTTTCTTATAAATATAGTCAGGAAGCGAAAGCGCTTTTCGAAATGGAACAAACCTGAACTAGAAAATGATATCGACGTGGTTAAAGAATATTATGGCTATAGCAACGAAAAGGCTCGCCAAGTTCTCCCTCTACTTACATCTTCTCAGATTTCAGAGTTAAAGATAAAGGTGAACAAAGGTGGAACAGGAAGAAAAAAATGATGTAGAGTGGACTCCAGCTACGATGCTTGAGATTACTCTAAATGAACCAGATGACTTTCTAAAGGTCAGAGAAACACTTACACGTATAGGTGTTGCTTCCAGAAGAGATAAAAAACTATTTCAATCTTGTCATATATTACATAAACAAGGTCGATATTTCATTGTACATTTTAAAGAATTATTCTTATTAGATGGAAAGAAATCTAACTTTGAGTTAAATGATCTCGAAAGACGTAATACGATTGCTACACTACTAAGCGATTGGGGTCTGATAGCGTTGGTCAAACGAGAGCCGTTAAGTTGTGCTCCGCTCAGACAGATTAAGATTATTCCGTTTAAAGAGAAAGAACAATGGGAACTATGTCCCAAATATAATATAGGAAATACTAGACAAAATACACAATAAAAAGTTTTGTCTGTATAAATACCAGCGACGTGCAGAATAATCTGGCGTCATTAATCTTGCTTGCTTATAAAGGAGATACACATGACAGGCATACACGCAATCTTTCCCCGATCATCATTTGTTGGTTTTGACCATTTATTTAAAGAATTGGATCATACCACAAGACACGCAAATGACCACTATCCTCCACACAATATACTAAAGATAGATGAGAATCAATATCTTATCGAACTTGCTGTGGCAGGTTTTAGTCAAGATGAATTAGAAGTTGATATCAAAGAACGGACATTAACGGTTAAAGGGGAACACCCAAGTCAAGGTCGCGAATACATACATCGTGGTATATCCACGAAGAAGTTCAAACGCACCTTTAGGCTGTCAGAATATGTAGAAGTACACGGAGCAGATCTAGTGGATGGAGTTCTAGCGATTGATTTGAAGATCGTCATCCCAGAAGAAATGCGTCCTCGTAAAATCACAATTGGTCAAAACGAGGATAACCAAAATGCAAAATATACTGACACACGGCAACAGCTTAATGAGCACCGTAAGTGAAATAGCTAAAAAAATGTGGGCCCAACATCTTGTCAATCAAGAACGTAGAGCTTCATATTATGTGCTAAGATCTATGAATGATACACAACTAAGAGATATCGGAGTAAGTCGCTGCGATATCAGACGAAGAGTGTTTGATATTCATAACTAAAAATAGATGGTAGGCTATCTTGGCCTATCATCATTTATTTTACCATAATCGCAAATAAGTGTTTACATATATACTAAACTGTGATATAATAATATTATCACAGGAGATTATATGAGTTTTTATACATCAGTTGTAAAGCTAGGTAATTCTATTCTCTATCGAGGGTATAATGATCATGGCGTTCAAATACAACACAAGTACAAGTTTCAACCTACATTCTATGTTCCGACAAGAGAGAAATCAGACTGGAAGGGTCTTGATAATACTCCTGTAGGTCCTTTGCAATTCGAAGATATGAAATCTGCAAAAGACTTCTATGATAGAATGAAAAATACTGATGGCACTAAGATATATGGTAACGAACGATTTGTACAGCAATTCATTACAGATAAGTTTCCACAAGATATAGCATTTAAGAAACGTCTTGTCAATATAGTTAACATCGATATCGAAGTTGCATCTGACGAAGGTTTCCCACATCCTGATCAAGCAGACTATCCTATCATTTCTATTGCTCTGAAGAGCAGTAAGAGTGATGTATATCATGTATGGGGATTAGGCGACTATAACGTAGATCCAAATGGTCCGCTTATTCAATACAGAAAATGTAATAGTGAAGAAGCTTTGCTGGTTAGTTTCCTTAAATTCTGGACAAGTGATTACCCTGACGTTATTACTGGTTGGAATGTTCGGTTCTTTGATATGCCATATATCATTAATCGTATCGGTAAACTTGGTGAGTTTTCTGCAGCAAAGAAACTATCTCCATGGAACTGGTTACGTGACGGCACGGTCAAAGCCTTAATCGGTGGATCTCAAAACTATTATGAGATATATGGTATACAAATCATTGACTATTTACAAACATTCAAGAAGCTCGGTTATTCATATGGCCCACAAGAGTCTTATAGACTCGATCATATTGCATATGTTGTTGTAGGTGAAAAGAAACTATCATACGAAGAACATGGTAATCTACATGGATTATATAAAGATGATCATCAAAAGTTTATCGACTATAACATCAAAGATGTGCAGTTAGTTGAGCGTATAGATGAGAAGATGGGTCTTATTGAACTTGTTATGACGATGGCATATAAAGGCGGTGTTAACTATACAGATGTAATGGGTACGACTGCAATATGGGATTCAATCATATATCGTGAATTAAATAAACAGAAGATAGCTATACCTCCTAATGAAGAGAAGTTTAAAGGTAAATATCCTGGTGGTTATGTTAAAGATCCACATGTAGGATCACATGACTGGGTTGTATCATTTGATTTAAACAGCCTATATCCAAATCTTATTGTACAATATAATATGTCACCTGAAACTCTTTTAAATAGTGTCCAAGGCGATGTATGTATTGCTGCGAATGGTGCTGCATTCACAAAGAAGTTTCAAGGTATGCTGCCACGTATTATTATCAGTTATTCTGATGAACGTAAAGCGATTAAGAAAGATATGCTTAAAGCTATACAAAAGTCTCAAGGCAATATGACTAAAGAAAATGAACGTGAAATCAACCGTCTTGAGAACAGACAGATGGCAATTAAGATCTTACTTAACTCATTGTATGGTGCACTCGGCAATAAGTACTTTCGTTATTTTAATCAGTCTGTAGCCGAAGCTATTACTATATCTGGCCAATTATCTATTCTAACCGCAGAAAAAGCTATGAATTCAGAGATGAATAAGGTAATGAAAACAGATAAAGATTATGTTATTGCTATTGATACTGATTCATTGTATGTTAACTTTGGTCCGCTTGTAGATAAGCTTAAGCCAAAAGACATTGTTAAAACACTTGACACAATATGCAATGATCATTTTACAAAGGCATTGAATAAAGCATATGATGAACTTGCAACTGAGAAGAACGCATATGTTAATCGTATGGTTATGGAACGTGAAGTAATTGCGGACCGTGGCATATGGACTGCAAAGAAACGATACATTCTAAATGTACATAACTCTGAAGGTGTACAATATACTGAACCTAAACTTAAGATTATGGGTATCGAAGCAATCAAATCATCTACGCCTGAAGTGTGTCGTAATAAGTTTAAAGAAATATTTAAAATGATTGTAACAGATACCGAAGAGAATGCACAGAAGTTTATCAAAGACTTTAAGACAGCATTCAAAGCTTTACCACCAGAAGATGTATCATTTCCACGTGGTGTGACTAAGCTGTCAGAATTCAGTGATAGAAAAACTATATATAAAAAAGCTACACCAATTCATGTGCGTGGTTCTTTATTATATAATAAAGCAATCAAAGACAATGGATTAGAAAAGAAACATGAGTTAATAAAAAAGGGTGAAAAGATTAAGTTTTGTTATCTTAAAATGCCAAACATGATAAAAGAAAATGTCATAGCATTTCCACAGTATCTTCCACCTGAACTAAAGCTTCATATGTATGTTGACTATGATATGCAATTTCATAAAACATTTATAACCCCGCTTGAAGATATATTCAATGCAGTTGGTTGGAGCATAGAACCAAGATTCAATTTAGAAGATATTTTTGGATAATAACCGTGTACAAACAGATGCAACTGTGGTACAATGTAACTATATAAAGAAGGAATAATAATGCAAAATCAATTAATAAAAGCAGTTCGAATGCACGCAAAAGGTGATCTTGAACGTGCTAAAACAAATGTACTCGTATATATGCATAACCCAGCTGGTATTGGCGAACACTCTGATGTAGTAGAAGCTATTCAGGCTGAACTTGATAAAATGGCTATTGCAACTGATAGACTTGATATGATCGAAGAAATAGAATATGAAGTCGATTATGCCGAACATATCGATGAAGATTTTGATAAACACGATTACTCTATAAATCTTTCGGATATCCGTGATTCGGATTTACCAGATGAGTGAAAACTGGGTAGCAGATATCGGTGATATGCATCATAAATTTGGTGTAAACTATTGGTTTCAATGTAATAAAGATAACAAAGAACTAATGCAAAAGTATATGAACTTTCGTATGCTTATGATTCAAGAAGAGCTACATGAAACTATGTCGGCAGTTAATTCAGGTAACTCTGAGGAGGTTGTTGATGGACTTATTGACATGTGCGTTTTTGCTATTGGAACACTTAATGTTATGGGTATCGATTCAGAAAAAGCATGGAACTCGGTACACGATGCAAACATGGTTAAAAGCCCAGGTGTTAAAGCCGAAAGACCAAATCCATTTGGATTACCAGATCTTATCAAACCAGAAGGATGGGTAGGTCCATCACATGAGGACAACCATGGGGATATCCCTAACATTATTTAAGTCTGTCTTTGATAATAAGACAACTAAACGTATGGATCTAACGGACTGGCAACAGTTCGTTGATTTGTTGTTTGATCTGTCTAAAATAAAACGAGAAGGCAAGCGAGATGCACAATTGATGTCGCCTGCTATATATAAACCTGATACAACAAGAGCCAATGTTAATGTTGACTCTTGGGCTGGGTGGGCAGCTGTTGATATAGATGATTACCAAGTAAAAGGAGATCTAAAAGATGATCTATTTAATCGCTTCGGCCACTGGGAGTATATGTGTTACTCTACTGCTTCTAGTACTCATACGGCACCAAAATTCAGAGTTGTATTCGCTCTTACGAGAAATGTCACTGATAGTGAAATCAGACATTTTTGGTTCGCACTCAACACCGAACTTAAGAACGTCGGTGATAAACAATGTAAAGACCTCTCTCGAATGTATTACATTCCTGCGGATTATAATGGTGCTAATAACTTTATTTTTAGGAATAGCGCTAGTCTGCTTGACGTTGACGCTTTACTTGCCAAACACGCCTATGTAGATAAAAAGCCAGGTAGTTCTTTCCTTGAAAGATTACCTGATGCTTTACGCGATCAAGTAACTAGTTATCGTAAAGAACAACTCACAAATACAAATGTTCATTGGACTGGATATCGTGATTGCCCATTCTTTCCTAAGAAGTTGGCAATGGAATATCAAACTATTAGTAATACTGGTTGGTACTATAAGATGTATCAGATTATGGTTGCTACTGCTGGTAACGCAACATCGAAACAATATCCAATTACAGCAGCAGAGATTGCTTCTCTTTGTAGAGAACTTGATCTTGAAAATGGTAACTGGTATGAGAACAGACCTATTGAGAAAGAAGCTGATAGAGCACTCGAATATGTCTATAAAACTATATAATAAAGGATAAATTGTGATAAACACTTCTTATGAAAAAATAATGAAAAAGGTGACTAATGGCGATGTTGTTATACTCGACAGTGGTATATCTACTGAGCTGGAAAGACGTGGCGCAAAAATGCGTGACACACAATGGTCTGGTAGTGTTTCAATTGAAGCTTTCGATCTATTAGTAGATACTCATAGAGCTTACATTGATGCGGGTGCAGATGTGATAACTGTTAATAGTTATGCGTCTTCAAGATTAGTTTTAGGTGGTACTAAAAGTGAAAAGAATTTAATAGAAATTAATAGAAAAAATATAGAAGCTGCCTTAGAAGCTAGAGAGAAATCAGGTGTTAAAGATATATTAGTTGCCGGATCTATTTCTCATCAGGCTTCATGGCAAAGAGATGCAGTAGATAAAATTAAACCCCATTGGGAAACAGTATATGTACCTACTAATCCAGGTGACCCTGGTAGTTGTATAGGTGCTGTGTTAGCAAAGAGTAAACAAAAAATAGTACTTGACAAACAGTGGTATAAGGCAGTATAATAGTAATATGACAAGACAGAATACAGATTATGGTTATGATATACAAAAAGTATATCTTGAAATGATGATGACAGATGCT